TTCTGCATTAGGGCTAGAAGCTTTGGCTATAAGATGTATGCCCATACAGGTGTGCAGATGGAACATCAACGTAAGATGTGGATAGGCGCAAGACAACATAAAGACTTTGCCCGGTTCAGACGTGCAAGGCATCAAAGTGAGGAACAAATTAATGGCGATAATAACTAGCCAGGTAACAGTAACATCAACAAGTCAGGTAATCATAAGTGTTGACAATGTAACACGTGATGTATTGCTACACGCAAAGCACGAAGTATTTATTGGAAATAGCGGAGTTACATCAACCAATGGTTACATTATGGACAACGGTGACGTGCTTAGGCTGTCATTGATGGATGGTGAAGATCTTTGGGCGGTTACAGCTGGTGGAAGTGGAACGCTACACGTTTTGGCAAGCAAGGTAGATTGAATAAATGGGGGCTTTTTTTCCTAAAACACGCTTGCGCGTAATACGCCGCCGTTCGCGGTTTCTCTCTCCCCGAAGCTTGTGAAAAAAACAAAAAATAATTTATGAAAAATATAAAAACTAGGAAATATGGCGCACTTTATAAAAAAATTCGCAAAATTGCGTTGGAATCTAAGCCCAATTGTTTTTATTGTAAAAAAGCTGTTGCAACTACTTTGGATCACGAACCACCTATTGATTCCTTCCCTGCACCTGAGCTATGGCAGGGTACTCTAAGGCCAGCGTGTGCAAAATGCAATTACTCCAGGGGGGCGATTTATGGCAACAAAAAACGGAAAGCCATCAAAAACAGCAAAGCCTGGTAAAGCTGTTAGTTTTGGAAAACACACAGATGCAATGGTGGCAGCTTTAAAAAATAGGGATGATATTGACTGGGTTAAAAAGGAGATGCTACTAGGCTTATCACGTGCCTGGGACATTATTGAGCAAACAGGTAATAACACTCATACCATCCCATCCATATCTAGGGAATTACGTGAAATATGGGATACAACAGCTTTGCCTGATGATGGTGATATTTTTGAATAAAATTTTATGCCCACCAAGATGGGCTACTGCACGTGATGAAGCCCTACCTACAGATGGTGACAAATTAGCCCAAGTTGCAAAATTACTTGGTTTTGATTTATTTGATTGGCAAAGACTTATAGCTGATGTGGGATTAGAAAAGTACCCGGATGATTCATACAAGTATAGAACGGTGTGTGCAGCGGTAGGCAGGCAGAATGGCAAAAGCAAACTTATTGAAACCCGCATTGCTTTTGAATTATTGCAACCAAAACGTCACGTAGCTTATACTGCACAAGATCGCAATATGGCTAAAGCTAAATGGGAAGAACATCTACTAAGTTTTCAAATGTCACCAAAATTTAGTAAGCGCATTGCTAGGGTGTCGAAGGTTAATGGCAGTGAAAAAATATATATGCGCAACGGATCTACTTACGGAATAGTTACACCCAATGATAAAGGCGCACGCGGACTAAGTCTTAACCTAATGGTTATTGATGAAGCTTTAACGCATCCATTATCTTTAATTGCTAACTTACAACCTACCCTGGCAACAAAACGCAATGGTCAATTATGGATCTTATCTAATGCAGGCAAGCCTGGAGAATCAGAGTTATTAGAGCATTACCGCGAAATTGGGCACAGAGAGATTGCCGAACCACAAAATAGGTTTGCTTGGTTTGAATGGTGTCCAGCAAAAGATGATTTTGACTATATGGATGAAGATGTTTGGTTTCAAGCAATACCATCCTTACACGAAGATAAGGGTGTTTTATTAGAAGCTGTTAGGGAAGCGGCTGCAACTAATAGTCCGGATATATTTACAAAGGAGTGGTTAAATGTCTGGCCAGCCAAAGATGCTGTTCAAGTAATTAATACTGAATTATGGGAATCATTGGCTAGAACAGATATTGTTGTTGGCAATCAAGTAATTTTTGGCGTTGATATATCTAGGGAAAGAGATAAAGCATCAATTGGGGCATCAGCCTTAGTTAGGGACTTTACCCCGGTTGAACTTATTGAGTGCAAAGAGGGTACATCTTGGGTATTGCCTAGATTAATTGAGCTATGCCAAAAGTATAAAACCAAAGTAGTTATAGATACTGGATCACCAGCTGCATCATTAATACCTGAACTAGAAAAACAAAATATAGGGGTTATGAGCATACATTTAAGAGATTATGCTAGGGCTTGTGGCTCATTTTATGATGCCGTTCAAGCTAAGACTATCTGTCATTTAGATGATCCTAATTTAAAATCAGCAATACTTGGATCAACTAAAAGACCACTTGGGGATTCCTGGGCTTGGAATCGCCAAAGCACAACAAACATAACACCACTTGTAGCGGTTACATTGGCACGCTATGGGGTGGTCACTAAACTTGAAGATCAGCCGGTGGCTAGGAGTAAGATTTACTAATGAAATACTTATCATCAGTTTTACAAATTGTTGGATGTTCTTTAATTATTGCAGGTGTCGCAACGATAAATCCAATTGTGGCTGTAATATTGTCGGGTGCATTCTTAGTTTTATTTGGCATTGCTTTAGAAAACAGAGGTAAATAATGCTTGGCCGACTGCTAAAAAGACAAATACAACCATCTATGGTTTATACGTCATCCGGCTATGTAGATTCTTTAGGCCGGGTAGGTAGATTTTTTGAAGGCAATTGGGCAGGTGCTTATGTAGATCAAAATACTGCATTAGGCATACCTGCTATTTATCGCGGTGTAACTTTAATTAGTGATGCTATTGGCGCATTACCATTGTGTGCATATCGCAACAAGCGCGAAGTTTTACCAACACCACAAATTTTATTAAGGCCAGTACCTACTGAAACACGTATGGAAACAATAAGCGCAATGGCCGCCGCTTTAATCATTCACGGTAATTATGTTGCGGTATTGGGTGAACCAGGCGTTAATGGATTGCCGGAGAGCATCTACCCTGTTTCACCTGATCGCGTTCAGGTTATGAGAGCTAGCAACGGCAGAATTATTTACAACATTGATGAAAAGGCTTATGAGCAATCAGAAATATTGCACATTAAAAATTTCACAATGCCCGGTGATTTGGTTGGCAAAGGTATTTTGGCAGTTGCTAAACAAGCATTAGGTAAAGAAATTGCAATTAATGAATATGCATCAAGATATTTTGATGGTGGTGTAAACCCAACAGCTGTTATTAAATCTGCTAATCCAGATCTAAGTCAAGAAGAAGCTGATGCATTGAAGTCCGCTTGGATGGCTATGTACTCATCACGCAATAGATCACCGGTTGTTATGAACTCATCAACTGATTTTGAAGTGTTAAGTAGCAATGCAGCAGAATCACAATTAGTAGAAGCACAAACAGCCGGGTTAACAGAAGCGGCAAACATTCTAGGTTTGCCACCATACTTTTTAGGATCACCTAATTCTAGCCGTACCTATTCCAATGTTGAACAAGAAAACCTACAATTGGTTAAATGGTCAATTCAACCAATAGCAGAAAGAATTGAAGCTGCATTTTCTGACTTACTTGTTAGGGGTCAAACGGCTGCCTTTAAATATGATTCATTATTAAAGACCGACACTGCTAGTAGATATGATGCTTATGCGGTTGCTTTGTCAAGCGGATTTTTAACAAAGGATGAAGTCAGGGATTATGAGAATCTAGATCCTATGGATTATGAAGAAGATGATGAAGATGAATCATTGCAAAGTGATGTGGTTGATACAGTAGAGGATGAAAACTATGTCGGTTGAAAAAATAGAAAATAGAAGTTACACGGTTGATTTGGAGTTACGTGCTAACGGAGATGGCCGCACCATTTTTGGTATCGCCGTGCCTTATAACAAAGAACAGCGCATTACTAGCACAATGATTGAAGTGTTTAGAAAAGGCGTTTTTGCTGAAGTTATCAAAGCCCCACACCGGGTCAAATTGCTCAGGGGTCACGGTGAAAATAATGTGTTAGGTCGCGCCACACTCTTAAAGGAAACAGATGATGGTTTATATGCGGAATTTAAAATTTCAAAAACCCGCGAAGGTGATGAAGCTTTAGAATTAGTTAAGGATGGCGCATTAGATCAATTATCGGTAGGTTTTATGCCAATCAAAAACCGTAAAAGACCTGATGGTGTTATGGAAAGAATTAAAGCTCATTTAGCAGAAGTATCCTTAGTGACATTTGGGGCTTACGGTGAATTGGCTAGTGTCACCGGAATGCGTGAGGGTCAACCGCAGTTAACACCCAGATTAGATGAAGCAAAGAAGATATTAGATGCCATACAGCGTAGTAAATAACCATCCCGATTGTGAAGGTTTTGCGTTAGTCAAATCTGACAGTAATGAATTGCTAGGTTGCCATAAAACCCAAGCACAAGCTGAAGATCAATTGACAGCTATTAATATTTCAGAGTTTGGCGAAAATAGAGCCGAAGGCTATGCACCAACTGAAGCTATGAAAAATGAAGCACAACGTGGCTTAGATTGGCGCAGTGAATTTGGCAGGGGTGGCACTGAAGTGGGTATAGCTAGGGCTAGAGATATTGTTAATGGAAAAAACTTACCTTTGGAAACCGTCAATCGTATGGTGTCATTTTTTGCACGGCATGAAGTGGATAAAAAAGCTGAAGGATTTAGTCCTGGCGAAGAAGGTTATCCATCAAATGGTCGGATTGCCTGGGCACTATGGGGCGGGGATGCTGGTAAATCTTGGTCAGAAAAAATTGCTAATCAAAATCGCGTTGAAGAAAAAAGTAGATTTAACACAGCATTACAGATACTACAAAATTTAAAAAAAGATATATAATCTATACAAGTCGTAGAACACCTAACCCTGATTTATCAGCGCGTTACACCTTCACACTAACAACTAACAAATTGGAGAAAAATGTCTAATACATTTCTAGCTTCTCTACGTGAGAAGCGCGAAACAAAGACATCACTCATTCAAGCAACTTTAGACCGCGCAGCTGAAGAAGCCCGCGATCTATCTGAGGTTGAGTTGGCTAATGTAGAAGCCCTTAACCTAGAGATCAAAAAGTTGGATGAAAGAATTGAGCAGATGTCTGATATTGAAATCCGCAATCAAAAAGCCGCTGAACTAGCAGCTAAAGTTGATGCAAATATCGAACCAAAGAAGGAAGTCCGCGCTGGTGGCTTTACTGTTACACGCGAAGAACTAACATATTCTGAGCGATCAGGAAATGACTTCTTAACTGATGCTTTAAAAGCAAACTTTAAAACTGATGCAGATGCAGCCCAGCGCATTGCAAGACATCAACAGGAAATGGCAATCGAAAAGCGTGCAGTTGGAACATCCAACTTTGCAGGCTTGGTAGTGCCACAGTACCTAGTTGATTTGTATGCACCATT